TCAACAGTAAGATTTTCTACAACCAAATCGCCCATTATTGGGGTTAATGGATTGTTGGCTAATGCTTGCATAGTCATAACAAGTTGTTGTGCATTTTCTCCTTTTTGAACTTCGTAAGGAGAACCAACGCTAACGGTTAGGTTATATTTAAGTTTTGAATCATCTTGACTAAAATTATAATTTTGTTTATCAATTGTTCCATCTTTATTGGTAGTCATAACTTGTCTTTCAGTTGTATAAATAAATGGCATCATATCTAAACAAATTATTCCTACTTTTTCTGCCGCTCTATTTAAATTATTAAAATATACAAATGTGCCAATATTTCCCTGTTTTACTCTGGCTGAAATAGCTGTTCCGGAAACTTCTCCACTGTTTCCGCCCCTGTTAGCCGCATATCTTCCTAAAATAGTTTGAGTTAAATTTTCTAACAATACTGGTATATTTAAAATACTTGCAGGTAATTCTGGGGGAGGGATAAATTGTGGCGGGGGTAATGTTGGATATCTTGGATCGGGCTCCCAGGCTAAATAAGCTTGTGGCAACTCTGGATTGGTATAAAGCTTTTTCATAGATGCTGGTATTTGACCAATAGTTCCCATCATTTTTCCGTGATGAGAAGTTTTAAGTCTTTGCGCCATATCGCTAAATACATAATTATTTAATCTCTGAACATCTTCAGCAAATAATGTATATGGACGAGTAATTTGTCTTCCAGCTTTCCAGTAACTATCACCGTCAACAAAAACTATTGGTAAATATTTTCCATGGAATAATGTTTTTTCTAAAAATGTTTTTCCAGTTATTTTATAATGCCAAATTTCTTCTATTACAGTTTCTCTTGTATCTAAAATAGTTATTTGTTCTTGCGCAAGAGATGATAATTGTGATAATTGCGGATCATTTTCTACCGTTTTTGCAAATTTATTAACAATCCTTCTTTCTTTTCTTAATTTAGAAAGTTTATCCTTTAAGTCTTTATCTAAAACAGTTTCCCCATTACTAAGTAAATGTAACTTTGTCTTTTTAGAATGTCTTTCAAAATGCTCTAAAATGGTAACCCGCTTTCCATCATACCATTTAAAACCCTCTCCGCTTTCGCTTGGCGGTAATACACTAACTACATCCTCATCAGGATATAATTCTTTAAATTCTTGCACAGAAATAGTTGTATAACATCCGCAATATTGACCATCTGTTTTATCCAATTCATTAGCAGCTGTATCCCAATAACATAATGTTGGTTCTTTTACAGGTAATATCTTCAACTCTTGATTAAAACTTTCCGTATTCTCGTAATCTGAAATAATTCTTATTGCACCAAATCCACCGCAAAGAGCGGATTTAAATGCTAGTTGATAAGCAATGTCTGATCTAGAAGAATAAGCTATATACCGTAACAATCCTTCTCTAAGAGCTATTTGTTTTTGATCAACATCATTACTTAATGATGTGATGTGAGGTTGAACACTATTTTGTTGTTGTTCTCCAACTATTTGTTGTATATCAGAATAAAGTCTGTTGACCGTTAAATAGACACGTTTTCTTTCTTCAAAATCTCTAACCTCCTGTCCATTCCATTGGCCGCTTCCACCTTCAACTTGAGCCATTACAAAATCATAACATTGTCTATAACGGTTGTTATTTTCTTCCCAATATCCGTGCCAAGACTTAGCTTTTCTTTCTATATTTTCTATTACATCTATATCATCAGTTAATTTATATACCTCTAAATCAACATCTTTGTTTTCTTCCGCATTTACCATAAATTATACCCACATTGAATTATTACAAGGAATTAAATCTTCAGCACTTATTTTTCCTCTAGTATTATCTACTAAAAATATGTTGTAATCCATGCATATGTATTGTAAACAGTCCTGAGGTTCGCTATGAGGATGTGTTTTATCTGGTTCTTCACGCGTCTTTCTTTCTCCTACATCTCCTATTACATTAATTGTACGATATTTATACATTCCTAAAAATCCCTCTCTTAGAATTGGACATCCTTTTCTTGATAAAACAATACCAGGTTTACCAACAATCATTTTATTAAGAAATAAATGTACACTGTCTAACCTATCTTTAATACGATTAGTTTTAGCTACTTTTGTTGGGAAATTAAGATTGTTCAATGCCTTAATACCGCTATTCATATTTGTATAATTTTCTGCAATTCCAGATGGATCGGCTATGGAAACAAAAGAAGAACCTGGGAAATTAGTATATAAATAAGGCAATACAACATTAGAAGCAAACGACTCAAAACCCTCTCTATCAGTTACAAATTCCTTTATAATCAAAATTCTACTATCAACTATTTGTACAATTAATGCTGCACTTGCAATAGTTCCGAAATCCCACCCAACTACAACTTGCGCTCCTTGTGTTATTTCTATATTGTCAATAGAATGTAAATCGTCATTATAGTTTGGATATACTAATTTACCACTTCTAACAATTCCATATTGTCCCATCGCATAAACTTTAATATGTTCTTCCGTTGCTCCCTTTATCATATCCAAATAATATTGACCACCTTTAGGTTGGTGAGTAATATTTTCCGCATTCGGATTAACAATATACGTCCCATCTTCTTGTTTTAAAACCGCTGGCGGCTGTTTAAAGATTTTATATCCAGGTTCTTGTTTTACTTCAAAGATATCATAAATGGGATGTCTTGTGCTTGGTGGGTTTGTGTCCATTATGATTCCAGACCAATAGCCAACCCCATCTGGCAATTGATTTTTACTTGGATATCTTCCCACCCTTCCCATTAAATGAGTAATTAATCCAAAAGGTATTTCGCATGATTCATTAATGAATGCAAATGTAGTTTCTAACGATTTAACTTTTGCTACATCATCATCGCGATTAAGAGATAAAAACAACATCTCTAGTTCAATTATTCCTTTATCATCGCGAATAGTATAAGACATTGTTATAGGTGGTTTCATTTTCCTTGTTATTACTTCAAACCGTCCTCTAGTCCATTCGTCCCATGAATTTATTGTAGTTGTTTCAAGTTCCCCGTACGTATTTCTAATAACTAAACATCTAGCACGCCTTATTCCATCAATACATGCTGGCATTGTTACTGCGCGAATAATAATTTCAGCTATCATAGCAGTGGTTTTACCGCTTCCATAACACCCCATTATTAGACGAACAAGCTCATCTGATTGATGAAACTTTAAAGGCGTAGCCTCAGGAATATATCTTTTCTCAGGTAATCCGTTATTAGCGCAAAATATTATTGATTTATCGTCATTTACAATAATGTGTTGTTTATTAACCCCCCTTGATACAAGAGATGTTAAATGTAAAACTTTTTGTTGTAAATCATGATATGCCATTATAAAACTACTTAGACTTTTTTTGTTGGGTATAAGCTATGGCCACCGCTTGTTTAATAGCTTTCTTTTTACTCTTTGGTTTGCTTGTTCCTATTTTCCCAGTGCCTTTGTATGTGTCAACCAATTCCTTTACATTACTACTAAACACTTTATTTGATTTACCTTTCTTTAATGGCATAAATTACCTCTATTTATTTTTTATTTGTTTTTCCAATTTATTTGCCCGCTTTTTTCTTATCACAGCAAACTTTTGCGCTACATCTGCATCCCAATCCATTTCATCTGCCATTACTTTATTTCCTTTCTTTCCTTCCTCTTTACTTCTTTTTTTTGCATACTCACCTTCCTGTTTAGCTTCAGTTGACCACCGTTTTTCCAAACCAACAGTCTTCTTTACATCTTTAACTTTTTTGCTATCACCTTTCATTATTTACCTCTATTTTTAATTGTTAATTGTAAAGTTCGAGCCAATCTTCTCCTTCTCTTCCCAAAATCATGAGGAGTTTGATTGATTGGGGCTTGAGGAATAGCGATATTCTTTTTTACATCAAGAATGCCAGTTTTTTTAGTAATTGGTGTAACAGTTGCCACTGTTTTAGATACCAAAGATTTATTTTTTTTCATTTTTCTTTTTCTCTATTTTATTTAATTTCTTATAATAATTTTTATCTTCGTCAAGATGATTTTTTGCAATATTTTTTTGTAACTTTTTGGTAGTAGTATGCTCTTGCTCAACCTTTAATCCTTTTTGTAATTCTTTTTTATCGTAACTACTTTCAGGCTTTTTGGGTTTAATAACATTTGCTGTTATTTTTATTATTTTTTTATTTGCCATTTTTCTTAATCTCGCTTTCTAGGAAGGAAACATGTTTTATTAATTGAGCTAATTCAATATCTTTATCGCTTAAATTTTTATCACATTTAGCCGCCCACCAAAAATACTTTTCAGCAAGATAACGAGCCCTATTTACTCGAGCATTATTACACATACGCATACTTTTTCCCGCATCAACAACATCATCATCAAGAGGATGGGACAAAATTTCAAAACCTTTTTTTATTAAAATGTCTGCCTTTTCTTCTAAAGCAACTTCAAATCTAGCTGTAAAATCTGGTCTATATTTTTTCCAAGAATAAATGGTTGATGCCTCCATCCCCTCAGCCTTACAAGCGTCGCGAACATATTCACCAGATGCAATTCTTGCAATTATTTTATTTGCAATTTCTTCATTATAAGTTCTATCTGCATTACTATATTGCATTTTTTTTCACCTATTATCTTATTGTGCGTATAAAATTCCACGCTGGTTATCGGTTAAATGTATTTCAATCCATAATAATTCTCTTTAAATTATCACATAATTAACATTTTTTATCAAATTTTATCAAAATATTTTTATAAAAATTATTTTTTTTTTCAAAAAATATTTGCATTTTATAAAAAATATGTTATATAATGCATTAAGTATAACAAA